ATGGGGCATAGGTTACGAGGATCACCTATGCCCCATACGGGGTTTACTTGGTTAGATACCTGAAGCGATACCCGAGATTACACCGTGAGTGTTACGACGGTAGGTCGACAACTCTGAGTAACTACGTAGGTAAGCGATGAAGGCGTCACGGCGAGGAACTTGCTTCCACTTCGAGCCATCTTCGTCAATCCATTCCCAACCACGGTTGGTGTTTAGGTTGATCTTCTTCTGGTTAACGAACCACATCTTGCCTTCTGGTGCGTCGAAGTCGGCCTTGAATGGTAGGTCACCGAACTCGGTTGCGAAACCTAGTCCACGGTTACCACCTTCGAGGTCAACCTTGTTCACGTAGCGACGACGGTCCTGTAGGGCCTTCCAGTATCCGTTCCATGAACCGTGGTCGGTCCAGATAACGTCTGGCTTGTCGCCATCTTCAGCAATGCCGGTCACCATAGAGATCATGTCTTCTTCGGTAATCTGCTGTGCTACACCAGATACTGAGATGTCTGCAGTGTGTGCAGCCCAGGCTGGGGTAGTTGCTGGGTCGATACCGTGTAGAGCAGCAGTGTCACTGATTAGTGCACCGAAGCCCGACCATTCCTTGTTCCAGTTGTTTACCTGGCTCGACGAGGTCGAGTTTGAGCGAACAACTGCAGAACCAACGGTAACGCTCGAAGCGAGGTTACGGTCAAAGGTTACAACCTTGGTTGACTTGTTGATTGCGGTAATGGTTACGTATCCACCAGTGTGAGCAGGTGAAGGGGTTGCGTTGCCTAGCGAAGCAGCGAGTAGAACGTCTACACGCATACCTACGTGAAGATACTTCACGCTGTCTAGTGCTAGGGTTGCAGCAGCGGACGAGTTAGCAGTCTTGACCTTTGCTAGGGTTCCAGTGCCGTCTCCGAAGATCTGGCGGTTCTGGTCCTTAGCGATGTCGTCACGAATACGCTCGATTTCCTCTGAGGTAACGTCAGCAAAAGTCTGGTAGTTCTGCGAAGCCTGTGACATAACCTGACCGGTTAGGCGAACAGAGCCGTAGAACGACTTTAGGCCAGTCTGGCCGTCGACATACTGCTGGTTGCCAGCCTCTGGTAGGTCTTCGTCTTCGCCACGAGCACCAATACCGGTGTTACGACCTACGTGTGCAACAAACTTGACACCTAGACCACCTACCTGAGTGATGTTACGGGCGGTTGACTTAATACCATCCAGTGCTGGAGTTGCGTTGTTAATCTGCTCGTTAATGTCACCGTAAACATCCTTAAGGATTACGTTGGCAATAGCGAGGTTCTGTCCTTCGGACATACACACTCCTAAGTGTTGAATTGACTATTAATTAACTTCGTTCGCCCTGGCCGTTGTTCGACTGTGCTCACTACTAATTAAAGTGTATCACAATTAGTTAAAACGACCATACTGTTTAGCGATTTGTTCAATTGCAGCAACTCTGTCATCACGACTAGTCAACTTCACTACTTCTGGGGCTGGCATAGAGTTACCTGCACCGCCTGCGACACGTGGAGCACGGCGGCCCATCTGTCGAGCGATCTGGTCTACTTCTTGCTGATACTGCTCAAAAGCGGCACCGATCAACTGAGGTAGTTCTGCATCAGGGTAGTCATCGCTTAGTAGCATGGCTCGACGAATAATCATGTTTTCGTCAATGTCTCCGTGCTCTTCACGCAAGTATTCTAGTGATGCATCGATCTCGTATTCAAAGCGGGCTTCCTGGGCTGCTTCTGCTTCACTGTCACGCTCTGCACGGATTGATTCAATCTCAGCCTTTAGTGCGTTTAGTTCTGCAGCAGTTGGGTCGTCTTCAAAGTCGAAGGTGTTTGGGTCAGTTTCAGTTGCGTAGGTTGCAACATCTGTTGCTTCCTGCATCATTTGCTGAGCCTGTTGCCATCCGTAGCGTTCTGCTAGTTCGTCATAAACTGCTTTAGGGTTTGATGAGATCTGCTGTGCTAGTTCCAGGGATGCTTCGATGATGTCTGGTGATACACCGGCTTCCGCTAGTGCACGGTATCCTGACATCTTTTCAAACTCACGGTCAATACCTGACTGCCACTTAGAAACTACAGGCTCAATCATGCCATGTAGTGACTTAGGTAGGATGTCGTAGAGTTCGTTCAGTGATGGGTTATTGTTGCTAACGGCACCATCTTCTGAGTCGTCTTCTTCTTCGTATTCGTATTCGTTGTCTACTGCACCATCTGGCAGGATGATTTCATCATCATCCTCAAATGAGTCAATTTCTTCGTAGTCTAGAGTGCCTTCGTCTTCAGCCATTCCTCGTTATCCTTCGTTACTGTGCAGGAGGTTGTGCCCCTGCAGGGGGTTGTTGTCCAGCAGCCGGGTCGGCTGGTGGTTGGGCGTTCATTTGCAGTTGAACAAGTGCTTGCTCATGAATATTAATGTGTTTATTAAATTCAGCCTTCTGTGTAGGACTTAGCATATCATATGCTGGACTCTTACGGAAGTTGTCATGTTCTTGGATGTGAACAGCGTGGTTGTCCCACTTGTTTACAGCAATAACAGCAGGTGCTTCAAGTGGCGTCTGAGTTTGAGGGTTTAGCATCTCAGGGTTACCGCTGGCTACGCCTTGCTGCCACTTCTGGTAGTGTTCCATTACCATCATGTCGGTTAGGTTCTTGAACTGGATGTTCTCACGCTGTGCACGTAGTTCATCAGGTCGAGTTCCACGGTTGTCTGAGTAACCCTTAATGTTGGTGATGTCTAGGAGTTTCAGCCCGTCTTCTGGCGGAATCATTCCCATCTTCATCATGTCCATTACAAGTGCTTGCTTAGCAGCCTTTGAGGTTGGTAGGGCTGAACCTGACTCGATACGGATGTCAGTTCCTCGTGCAATGTCTGAACCCTTGAATAGTTCAGCGGAAAAACTGCTGTCTGATCCAACGATCTTTACAGTGCGTTCGGTTGTCCAGTATTCTGCGACTAGGGATAGTGCAGCCTTTGCTACTAGCGACAGACCTTCTTCGATTGATGCGAAGGTTGGGGCTAGGTAACTGTCGTCACGTTCCTGTAGGTAAGCGATAGCAGTTGCGGCTTCTACACCTGGAGGGGTTGAACCCTTAGATACCTGGTGCTGACCTGAAATGTCTTCTAGGTCCATGTTTAGTGCCTGTAGTTCTTCGGCTACGTATGGTGGCAACTGTGGCATTGGGGCTGACTGTGGGAAATCGAATCCTGGACGCACACCAATGTATTGACCTGGTGCGGTGTTGATCTTCGATACAGTTAGCGAACCTTCACGGTAGTAAACCTGTGGCTTTGCCATCATGTTCTTAGCCTGGATACGCTGTGAACGGGTTCGGTTTACTTCACGCTGGATAGGGATAGTGTCATCGATAACGGAAGCAGGGTAATACTGTCCGCTTGGGATGTGGTCAAACTTGACGATTGGGTAAGTCGTGTATCCTGTTGGGAATCCGGTAAGGCATGCTTCAACAATGATGTCGTCGACGATGGTTACGTAACCACCCTTAGGGAACATTGCTGAGGTTCCTGGCTTAATCCAGGCTTCAATGATTAGGCAAGCGTCTGGTTTGCTGTTGTTCTCTCGGATGTCTAGTGCTGACGAGATGTCTGCGATTTCAGTCGAGGCGATAACAGTTGGTTGCTTGTCTTTAGGGATTAGGTCACCGTAGGTGCTTTTAATCCATTCAAGTGGCTTGGTGTATACGTGCAGCATGTATGGCTGCTTTTCGTGGTCCACGATTGATAGGTCTGGCACGAATACGTTGAATGGGGATACGTGGTCAATACATACGTCACCCTTTTCGTTGTCCATGTATTGTGCTGATTCGTCCCAGTAGGTCTTTAGGTAGCCTAGTCCGAGGACAGAGATGTCTCGTGCTACTGCACGCATTTCGCGACCGACCTTTAAGCGGTCATACATTGACTCCCAGATTTGGGTTGCAGCACTTGCAGCAAAGATGTCTTCAATTTCGTTTGATGCCGGTAGGGCTACTGCTGAAGGCTTCTGGCTAGTTAGTTTAGCGATTTCGGTTCGCACGATTGGGCGAATACGGTTGATGGTGATGCGTGGGATGTTCTTGTCGCCACGTGGAAGTGATGCAACCTGGCTCTTCGTTGAGTCCCAGGCTACATACTGCTTGCCACGTTCAAATGACATGTTGATATACCACTGCTTTACACGCCAGTTCTTAGCGTCCTTTGACTTAGTGTATTCCTTACGGAAGTAGTCAACGATCTTCTTACCCTTAGGGTCATTCTGAAGTTTCTTTAGGGCAGCGTCATCGAGTAGATTCGATACGTTCTCTGGTTGCACAAAGTCTACGGCGTTACTTAATGCCGTATTCTTGTCGGACGGAGTCGAAATCATACTCATTTTCGTCATCTACCTCTTCGTAATTATCCGTTACTAACGGTGCTTGTTGATACAGCGGAGCGAGTTGACCGCTTGCCGCTAGGATTTGCTGGAACGCTATCGGATCCTTTGTCGACAACAGGTTCACTGCCTGCGACAACATCTTGCTCGTCTCCTCGTTCTGCTTCACTAGCCCCATCGTTGCTTTGTTCAACGACTTCGTCATTAACCAAAACGACAGTGGTAGGATCAGCAAGGAGGTCAGCACTAGCATTGATAGAAATATCTCTGATGTCATTTATTAATCTTTCGGTAACAAGCGGGATACGCTTGATCTTCTCGTTTAAGGATGCGTTCTCTTCACGTAGCGAGTCAGCAACCTGTGGGGTTACAAAACCTAGTTGACCGCTAATAGCGACTAGGCATCGGTAGCATAGGTAAACCATACCGTGGAAGTCAATCTGCTTATCTAAGTCGATAAGGATGTTCTCTTCGCTTGCGTTTGCACTGCAAACAACACACTGATATGGCACGTATGGGGCACGTGTGTAGGTTTGAAAAGTTCTAGCCATTATTTGTTTCCTTTTGATTTCAGACGCTTAGACATTGCTGCTGCTTTTGCCTTAGCGTCAGACTTTGAAGATGCTCCCCATACTTGTAGAGACTTAAGTAGACGGGTAGGTCTTCCTTTATCATCATACTCTGGTCCTGGCATTCCTGCCATGCGGGCTAGGAAAGATGCTCTGCGAGGGTTGTCTCCGGATTTGACTGGGGCTTGTAGGTTTGATCCAGGGTTCTGAGACTCGTAGGATTTGCGACCGGCCTCATTGAGACCTCCGCTAGGGTTTTTTCCAGCGTTACGCTGCCAGGCTCCAGTAGCCATTATTCCCATCCTATAGTTTCGTCGGAACCGTTCTTGAACGTCCACGAGGATGTTCCGTTGTCTCTTCTCGTGTCTTGTTCTACTGCATTAAGTGTATCACCAAACTCCAGCATCATTTCTTTCTGCCCACTAAGTATGTCTGGTGTTAGGTCATCCATTAAGGTAAAGAAGTATCTTGATGAATCAAATGCGTGATTGTCTCGGTCCTGAATTTCTTCAAGTTTGTTTAGAGTCATCTCTTGCTGACGATTTGCACGACGCTTAAACTTTAGTTTAGACAATTCACCAATAAGACTTTGGCAATCATCCGTTATTAACCAGAAAGGTTTACCAGTCTTTGGGTTCGTCTTGATGTATTGCTGCATTTTGTTAAGACCAACACCAATCTGGCGTGGAATAATGTCGATAACAATGTTCATTCCACCTAATTGAAACTCTTGGAGGTATGAAGTTCCCTTAACGCCGTTAGTTTGGGCTAGTGCAGGGTCACCAACGACCATAAATGGCTGTATATTCCATTCACGGTTGATCCTTTTAAACACTTCACAGTGCTCTTGAATGGTCATTTGTGACTGGTAGTGCTCTGCAAAGGTTGTAATGGTGCCATCCGGTGCTACAGCATGCCAAAGGATGGCTGTAGGGTCACGCCATCCGTAGTCGACTGACACATACACTCGGTGCTTCTTTGTGAGTTTGAAGTCTTCTGACGGGATTGCGTGGGTTGAGCGGTGGAAGTCTTTGAAGACTGCACCACCGACCTGGATGAACTGACCTTTTTCACGAATGGCTCGCTGCTCAGGGGTTAGTGAGGATAGGTAGTCTTCAATAGCCTTTTTGTCTAGGTATGGGTTGTCTGACATTTCTACTTCGACAACACCGAATAGTGGGTGTCCTTGCTTGCCAGGTAAATACACTTGTTCGTAAATGTATTCCATACCTTCAACAGGGGTAAGGGTCATCCACCAGTCACCATTGGTGTCTACGAGACGGGCACGACATTCGTCATATACTAACTCTGGTGGCTCTTCGTCAAAGTGGACGAAGTGTCGGGAGGTTCCAGCGAACTTTTGTAGGTCCTGGTCGTAGGACATGAACTCTACAAAAGATCCGTTGGATAGGGTTAATACCCTGCGTTCTTTTGAGTATGAGTCGTCCCAGGATCCGTTGACCAGTAGTGAGGGTGGGACCCATTGTTTGAATTGGGGGAGGAGTATTTTGTCGATACCGGAGGAGAAGTCAACTCCCACAACACGTCCACGGATAGGGCCTTCTGGGACTTTACGATGCGGATGTTCGCCTTTGAGATAGTAAATGTCTTCGATAACTCCAGCAACAGTTTTGCCGCTTCGGTTACCTCCGACATAGAGCCGATGTTTATGTTGATCGTTACTGAATTCGATTTGTTTTGCATGTGGTTTATACCTATTTATGTTGGGTTGGACGGCGGATAGCCGCATTTGTTCCGAAATACCACGTAGTAGTTCGGTGGGGCTTACTAGTTTCTTAGGATTAGCCACGGATTAGGTCTGTTAATTCTTTGAGTGTGAGTCTAATAGGAGTGTTATTAGAAGCAAAGTTAATAGTGTCGGCACCAATAAGGCGAATAAGGCTGTCAAGATCGGTGAATGCCCACCAATTTCCGCTACGAGCAGCAGAGAACCCAGCACGCTGCTGGACAAGAAAACCGTAAGAAGCCGATGCGTTGAGACACTCAACCCTTGCTTCTTCGAGCCATTTGATTGTTTGTTCGTGTGAAGCCGTCTTTGCACTGGCTCCTCCTTTTACCTCGAATACGATTAGGCCATGCTTTTCATCGTGTAACCATACATCTCCCTGGTCTAGGGATCCTGTTAGGACGTTTCGTCGTGCGTCTAGTTCGCTGTAACCTTCACGTAGTAGGTGGTTACGGACACCGGTTTCGGCAGATGTGCCGATTTGCTTAGCCTTACTCATTTGTCTCTTTCATGATAATATTCAATTATGGCAGATCCCACCAATATTGACGTGAGTCAACTCCACTTATCAGCAGATACTGATACTGGTGCTACTGCTATCCATCATACGCTGGGTCCGAAACCTTTTCAAGCGTCTCCTGGTAGTCACGTGCATGATGGGACTGACTCTAAGCAAATAAAGTTTTCAGACATCATTCTTGATACTACGATTACAGGAGAAAAAGGTGACAAAGGCGATCCAGGTGCTACTGGACCAACTGGTGCTACTGGTCCTCAAGGTCCTGCTGGTCCTACTGGGCTTACTGGCCCTACTGGTGCTACTGGTGCTACTGGTCCTCAGGGGCCTCAAGGTATTCAAGGACCGACTGGTCTTACTGGTGCGACAGGTTTAACAGGTGCTACGGGTGCTACGGGACCGACTGGTCCACAGGGTATTAAAGGTGACACTGGAAATACTGGACCGACGGGACCTACAGGAGCGACAGGTCCGACTGGTCCTCAGGGTATTAAGGGTGACACTGGCGATGTTGGTCCCACCGGTCCGACGGGACCTACTGGTGCGACTGGTCCAGCAGGTCCGACTGGTGCGACAGGTGCGACTGGTGCGACAGGTGCGACAGGTGCAGGCGTCCCAACCGGTGGAACAAACGGACAAATATTAACAAAGAACTCTTCTACAGACTTTGACACTGTCTGGGCTTCACCGGGTGCCGCTGCCTACACAACTGTTGTAAAACAGTTAGTGCGTAACGACACTGGGTCAACTGTTACTAAAGGTCAAGTTGTTTATATAACTGGTGCTAACGGAACTCATGCACTGATTGGTTTATCAGACGCTGATACTGAAGCGACATCTTCTAAGACTTTAGGTATTCTAGATCAGGACTTGGCTGCTAATGCGGATGGTTATGTAATCACTGAAGGTTTGATTGATAATGTCGATACTGGTTCGGCTACTGCTGGTCAGTCCGTTTGGCTGTCTAGCACTTCTGGTAGTTATGTTTTTGGTGCACCACCTGCTGAACCTGCACACAGTGTTTATCTTGGTGTTGTTATCAGAGCAAACAGTAGCAATGGTCAGATTCTTGTAAAGGTTCAGAACGGTTACGAACTGAATGAACTACATGACGTATTCACAAGTTCTGCTTCTTCTGGCGACTTACTGTCGTTTAATGGTTCTGGTTGGGTTAATACTGCACAATCAGCATTGGCTGTTGCACCATCGCAGGTTACTGGAACTGCAGTTATTACTACAGACTCTCGGTTAAGTAACTCTCGCACACCTACTGCACATGCTTCAACCCACGCTTCTGCAGGGTCTGATCCTATTACTATCGCACAGTCACAGGTTACTAACCTAACAACTGATCTTGCTGGCAAGTCGGCTACTAGCCACACTCACACACCTAGCAGCATTACCGCTGCGGCTACTACTCTACCTATGTTCATTGTTAGGAAGACTGCAACACAGGTGATTGCCGGTAACGGAACCATGACAACTGTGAACTTTAACACCAACGGAAGCAACCCAGTTAACCGTGGTGGTTTCTCAATGAGTGCTGGTGTTGTGACAATCCCAACTGCCGGGTATTACAGAATTAAAGGAACAGCATACTATGATGCTGCAGTAACTACAGGTAACAACAAAGTTGTTCTCCTCTACGTCAACAACACGGCAGCAACTCGTATTAACAACTATGGTGGACTTACTTACGACTTTGTATCTGAAACAACGATTGAATATGTTTACTTGAACGCAAACGACAACGTTAGGTTAAACGTTTACCAGTCAACCCCATCTAACGTAAACTTACTGTCAGGTGGAACTGACGCCAACTTCCAATACGGAACCTCACTAATGATCCAATACATAGGAAACTAATGTTTGAAGTAGTAGAAATGCCAACCGGAAGAACTCTTGCCGAGTTTGAACAAAACGAAGATGCTCTTGCCTTTATCGAAAACATTGAGGCATTTGACGGGTATGAAGCCTTATTAGAAACCTATGGAGAACTCCGTAGGGTTAAGCAAGAACTTACTGTAAGCCTAGTCCTCTAAGACTTTAGGCAAAGTCCCGTGTCTACGGGCTTCATCCCTACGCTTCTTATCCTCAGCGTGAATCATCTCATCTGTAGCAAAAGTGTCAGGGTCATGTGGTAAAGCATCCTGGTCAATAGGTAAGAACGGAACACTTGCATCAACCTTACCGTCAGGTGTAGTTGGGCGTTCACCATAGAACGGATCATTCGTTGCATGCCAGCGGTTGTGGCATTCAGCACAGATACGGTGCACGTTACCCTCAATGTTACACATGGTGTTCTTGTCAGGTCCATGGTGCACTGCTTCAGCAGGGTGACCTGGGCAACCAATGATTGGTTTGACCCCACCACCGGCATTCTTTAGCCACGCCCACTCACAAACCATTCCAGGCTTGATGGGGAACTTCTTTACTGCTTCTTTACGACCAGTAGAGATAGGGTCAGCATACTGATCCAATGATTTGCTACCTGTGTAGCCGTCAAAGTAGGCATCAATGTCTGGCTTGTCTGCGGATAGTGCAGCCTCATAAGCGGTTGATGGTTCTAGTGAGTAGGCTCCCTGACAGCAACAGTCTTCACTGTCTGCCAGGTTACCGTTCCACATGTCAGCACACTCATCATGAAAGCCTGCTTTACAGGCTAGACAGATGTCTTCGTTTGCCATTAGTGATACCTGCGGTCTTCGTAGTCGTTGCTTTCAGTGTCGTTACCTACAACATTGTATAAGTAGATACCTGAATACATTCTACGTCCGCCACCGCCCCGTTGTGGTGAGATTGGCATACGCATTCTCATCTCACGCAGGAATGGGGTCATCGCTAGGGCGTTCTCACCGTTCATGTCACACCAGGTGCGGTATGTCTGCAGTAGTTCTTGTGCGGATACTGAACTTGCAGGGTTAGCGACAACACAGTCTTCGATGAACTTAGACATGTGGTCTTCCTCGAAGCGGTATTCTGTGGTTGCCAACTTGACTGAGTCAGGTTCACTTAGACCGTTGTTGATGACACGAATGGCACCCTCAATCATCCAAGCCAATACTCCAGCACCCTCATACTTCACAATGTCATCTGATAAGCCTTGCTTTTGCAGGGCTTCTGGAACTTGGTAACTGAAGTCAATCTTACGGAGTCGACGCCAGAAACCTGAACCACCCGAACGCACAGCAGGCAAGTGGTTAACTGCAAGGAATAGGGTATGGCTTGGTTTGAAGTCGAAGAAGTCTTTATACATCTTACGGGCAGAGATAGTATCGCCACCCGTTAACATTTTGATGCGAGACTCGTTGAACTTACCGTCAGGTCTTGTTTCTGATGCTACAGCAAAACGCACACCACGCAGGTTAGCGATTTCTGTCGCATGCTGTGTTGTGTTCGTGTCTAGTAGGAAGTTTTCTGGCATGGAGCGGGCATAAGTTCCTAGAATCTTTGATGCAATCTCTAGGAGAGTTGACTTACCGTTAGCACCGACACCAACAAACACTGGTAGAACGTGCCATCGAACTTCACCAATTAGGGCTATACCAAGTAGTTCCTGAATGTAATTGATACGGTCTTCATCGGTGATGACTAGTTTGAGGAAGTCATTCCACATTGGGGTGGCTGTTTGTGCCGGTGCCACAGTAGTCTGCATTGTGTTGTAGTCCGTTGTAGGGTCTGCATCACGCAACACACCCGTCTCCAAGTTAACTATGCCGTTAGGGGTGCATAGTTCTAGCGGGTTTTTATCCAACTCGTGCGGCAATACGATGATGTCTGGCACTGATTGAGCCAACATCACTGATGATGTAATTGCTGAACGAGATAGAGATTTCTTAGCCCAATCCATCCCTGCCTTTGAGGCATCGAGTGCCCCAAAGGACAGGGCGGATTCAGCAGCCAACCTTTCGATTGACTTTGCTGTGTCTGGCACGTATGTGCTGTTCTCCCAACGATACCAGCCAAGATCGGGAACGAAGATAAATTTGCCCTGTGCGAAGTCTGCAAGTCTTTCAGCATTCGCAACGTCAGTGTATTTGAAAGCATCCATCGGAAGACCGATTGGGGCGAGTTCAGGTGCGACTGCTAGTGAGCCGTCTGTAGTGGTCGACACGGATGCTTGTCCTTTTGGGAGGTCTGGAACTGCAGATAGGTGCAGTTTATGGACGTGATTGCGGACTTCTGAAGCCAACTTGGTTTCACTGTAAGTTGATACCATTTGCTTAGCCCAACGGAATGCTGTCTGCACTTCTCCGTCGTGCGGCTTACGCTTCTCTCCCTCAGTTAGTAAGTTTAAGAATTTGGCTTCAAGGAGTTGTGCTGCCTGGTTATAGCCCTCTTCAGTAAAGCAACCGTAACGGACGGATGAGTAGAGTTTAATAGCCTGTGCAACGAGCCATGGGTGTCGTGCTTTAGGGTTGGCTTTGTCGATAGAATCCAAAAGTTGTGCGGTCCATGCACAATTCTCCGTCGCAACACGCCATTCTTCTGGGGAAGCAACAACAACAAATTCACCGACAGTCGTGTTGTCTGATATAAAACCATGCGACTCGAGGGCTTCAACCACTTGCGAAAGTTCAATAGGATATGTGAAATCATTAAACTCAACCTTTACCTCTACAGGGTTTGATGCATCTTTGTGATTGATCGTTCCTGGGGCACGCAATACTCGTGGCAGGTCTGATACATTATCAACCTTACCACCATAGAGTTCTGCTACACGTTGAATAAGTTGACCGAAGCGGCGTGAGATACCTGCCACTAATGATCGGTTCATGTCATTGATTTCGCCATCTTCAATAGGCCAGTATGGTTGTAGGCCATGCCCAGAGTGGACGATGGCACAAGGGTTGGCACCGATGATTGCAGAGATAGATTCGATAACACCCATGGCGTTCTCGTAGTTGTTGATACCTGAATCTTTGTAGTCCAGGTCAGCCCATAGTGCGTTAAGGCGGGTGATGTCGTTAACATCGCCTCGAGTGTTGGCTGAAGTAATTACTGACTCGTCTACCGAGTTCACCATCGTGTAGACATTCATACCGTTAGCAGTCAGAGTTTGAGCAAAGATATCTGCGTTGGCTAATGGTAGGGACTTGGAAGTCCAGGGATTTTTCGGACCGAAATAACAAACAGTTACTTTGTCAGTTTCAGTTTTACCGAGCCTTGTGAACAGGTCAAGAATCGGTTTGTTGTTTTCCATGTTATTCACTCCTTAGTAGATGGAAGACCCCGATAGGAAAGGAGACAAACTATCGGGGTCTCCATCAGTATAGCATCCGTTAGAGGGTAACGATACCCTTAACCTGGTCTGCAGTTAGACCGGTCGCCAAGGCGATCTGGTCAATACCAACACCAGACTGTGCAAGACTCTGAGCAAGGTCAGCCTTGTCAGCAGGAACAGCAGGTGCGGCAGGAGGAGTTGCCGGTGCAGCAGTGGTTCCACCAAACTGGTTGGCGAAGTAGTCGCGAGCAGCCTTAGCATCAGCCTCAGTGAATGGGGTGAGGATGAATGGGGCAGACTGACCTGGCTTTGAAGTGCCACGACCTAGACGACCAAGAACAGGCTTGTTAGTGCCTACAGATGGCTTCAAGGTTGAGATGAGTGCACCCTGGAAGAACAACACGTTGTCGTGTTCTTCGATGCCACCAGGTGCGTCAAGAACTACAACACGAGCAGCAACAGCGTCGCTGTCTCCGTAGTCAGTCTTGATACCCTGACGGTATTCAGTAGGCCAGACAAGAATCAGGTTGCCCTGGTAGTCGGCTGCACGGAACTTTGATGGTGAGGCAGGCTGTGAGAAACTGTCCTCGAAATAAGGCGTATTTGCCATGGGTTTCGTCTCCTAAACGAATTACTTGGATGTGGGTTGTGTAAACAAGTCGTCGAAATAAACTTCGACAGGCTCATCTACGGATGGATACTCTGCACAAGAGAAGCAATCTTTACTAATGTCGAGCGTTCTAAGGTATGCATTGAGGTCTTCCGTAGAAGTAACACTAGCATAGATTTCGTTCGCACGAGCAAGAGCATTGAGAGCAACTTGTTCATCGTATGGTTCACTCCAGAAGATACCCTCTGAGAGCGAGATACTGTTGCGTGGATAGAACTTAACAGCAACTTCGTTAACTTCGTATCCAGCGTTTTTCCAACCAAGCCCATACAGGTGGGCTTGGATTCTGTAAGTGTCGCCAGGTCCCTTGCGACGGACTGACACTAGTTTCGTAGTGCCAACCAACTTATGGTCGACAACAGTGCCAGTAAGTGTATCAAAGAGATCACAAGAACCCGTAATAACATTCGGTCCAATGGCACCTACTGTGAGTCGGTTTTCGACGAGCCAGCGGGGTGTCTCTGCATCGCCATTCGCTTGTTGAAAGAAGCCTTCCAACATCTCATGCATGGACGTGCCGAGGAATGGGAGCCACGGAAGATCATCGACACCCGATGGTTTATTTCTCTCCACACCAGCCAACTTTCGAGCCAGACAACGGATACAATCCGTTCCAATCTCAGACGGGCCGATAAGCGTTTGTTGCGACCTTGGTTGATTTGCGATCGCATCAAATATCACTGCTTCCATCGCCAGATTCACTGGATGAGCCATTATTCTCCTTATTTAGAAAGTTTTCGATGTCATCAATACCTGATGAAATCAAATCAGTTGCCTCTTGAATCTCTTCATGAAAAGCAACCTGGTTTAGTTCAACCATCACTGGTGAAGTCCAAAGTTTAGCCGCAACTTTAGCCACCTCACCCATTCGGTTCTGAACAATACCCATTAAGAGTAGTGAAGAGAACACCATCATAGCATTTGCTTTGATTAGATTCGCATCTTCAGATTTCTTAGTCGGGTCATCGTTACTGATAAGGCTTGCATGGTGTTCACCAATGTCAATCATTTGTAAAGCCAACTGACCTACAAATGAAAGAGCAGCCTCGTCATCAGTAAATATAGCATCATACTCTGACATTTAACTCCTTAATGATGCAAGAACTTGTCTCGCATATTCGATGCCTCGAGAACCGTCAAGAAGTTCTCGGGACAATGTAAACCTACTGCTGTTAGTTTCAGCAATAGCCAAGTCGATGGACTCATTAGACATAAGCCACCAAATGGTCATACGGTGTGTTCTAGACAGGCGGTCAATACGATCCTCCACCTGTTCAGCATCATCAGATGAATACGGCACATCAAAGAAAATCATGTCGTCTGCAGCATCGAGGTCGATACCTACACCCATGGTCATTGATAGCAATACTACACGAAGTTTGGAATTGTGGTCTTGGAACTCGGCCTGAATCCTAGAACGGTCTCCTTGGGAAGTCCCCCCGTCTAGGATTTCAGCCCGAATACCTTGCTTGGCGAGTTCGCGTTGCAGCCATGAAAGGGTAGACCTGAATGAAGAGGCTACGACAACCTTTGAGGGGGTGTTGGAAACAAATTCCGGGTCGGTGTAACCTCGTTCTTCAAGCCATTCTGCAAACCATTCAAACTTTGAACTGGAGAATGAATCTCCAATGTTGCCATGCTCGTCCCAACCAGAACTGATCGAATACTGGCGGGCACGAATTGCGTAAACAGCCGGAGGTATAGGCGTTTGACCGCCCTGACTATTCAGATATTCACGCAAATAATTGAAATAGGCTGTGCGTTGAGGCTTAGCCATATCTAAAATCACATTAATGTATTGCTTTGATGGCCTACCAGACTGAATCTCAGCCTTAGTGCGACGAATCAAATACAATGCGTCTCTGCTAATCCATTCGGAGGGATTGCGGAGACTAACAGGAGTGACCAAGTCTTTAGTCCTACCACCAGGTAGGCGGATAGTCCTGGATTCCATGTTGAAGTTAGTAAACAACCAATGCTTGTGAGACTTATACACTTCAGGGAATAAGAAACGTAAAGTTCCGTAACGATTCTCAAGTTTAGAACGGTCAGGTGTGCCTGATACTGCAAGCCTGACAGCCTTAGGCGTAATGTTTAAGGCTGATAACCCACGCCAGAACTGAGTGTATTGGTATCGCTGATCAGTGTTAGTAGGGAGAACACGGTGAGACTCGTCAATGACAATAGCACTATACACAGGCTTAAGGAGGTTAGGAACCCTCGCTTTCCCTCCAGGAGCGACGGAAAGAGCGTCATGGTTAGCAACAACAATAGCAGGAGCCACAACAACAGCAATGCGTTCATTCTTTTTTTCTGCACTTCCTGACGTTAAGTCATAAATATTTACATGTGATGGAACAAATTTCTCTACATGCCCATGCAACCAAGTTGTTTTTGCTGGAAACTTAGGTGCCAGGATGAGTGTTACCCCATCCTCAAAAGCCCCAGTAGCCTCAAGAGCCGCCAAAGACATGAGAGTTTTACCAGAACCAGGCTGGTCTGCTAGTAAAGCCCTACGCTTCTCAGCAATAAAGTCAACAGCAGTTTTCTGTGGGTCCCACAGCATTTCATAAATCATTTAGCGTCTCCTCGGACAAAAGCGTCAATGTCCTCAAACACAGCATAGGTGAGGAACCAGTCACGCAAGTCATCTAACGTTCCAAGTCTAGCCTTAAAAGCGTCATTCCCATTGTAAGTGAGGGATATGACATAACGATTATGGTCTAGTTGCAATGGCATGATCTGCATGATCACCATGTAGGGGGCGGCATCCCTATTCTGGGACACCGCCTTACCTACATAAGTGTGGGACATACCGGCGATAGGTCTAAAACCTAACTCGGTTATAGTCGCAACAGCATCAGGACTAAGTTTCGGAAGATTGTGCTTTGACACGATTCTCTTCTTTCTTTCGGGCCTTTTGCCAACGATTGTAACTCTTTGCACGAATAGCCTTGCGTTCACCCGCAGACATACCGCCCCAGACACCATCTGGGATGTTGAAACGCATCGCATGCTCAGCACACTGCATCATGACAGGACAAGTCCTACACAACTGTTTAGCATGCTGAATGTCACCAACATTCTCCATGTCAGCAAAGAAAGCGTCAGGCCACGATGCACAAGGCGGGTCGCCTAACTCTTCTTCAATGCGTTCAAGTAATGCTACGTGAGAGCGTTGCTCAGCAAATGAGCCGAGTAAGCCGTCAAAGTCGTAGATTTTACTGACATCGACATTTTCCATGTCGTTTACGGTTATCTTGTTCTTGTCCAGACCCATCAGTCTCTCCATCTACTAGGTATGCCTTTGCGACTGCCTCAAGCAAGTCAATGTCTTCACTGTATTCAGGGCTAATAGCACGCATAGCCTTTTCTACACCACGAAACAACTTAACCAGTAGAGCCGGGTCAGTGACATCCTGACGAATCTTAACATTGGCATGCATTTCGTCCTCAGGGACGTAGTAAGCCATCTCGATTGTCACAACCTTTGACTCATGCTTGTGGTCAAGTTTACCTGACAGGTTATACGGGTTGTTTTTCTTCTTTAGTCTAGGCATCAGACTCTTTCTTATCAGGCACTCCAGGGAGTGCAGTTTGTGCGATACCAGTAGTGCATACCGCATAAATGTCGAATGCACCATCGGGACGCAAACGAGTAACGATCTTGATTGGTAGACCTCGTCGAGTTACAACCTGACGAAGCCCAGTGTTAGAGTTCTTAGATGGTTCAGGCAATTTAATCCAGTTGCCGGGGTTCTCCAACATTGCGTTGACAAGATTGTCGAACTTTGAACCATAACCCTTAATGGTTGGGGGTTCTTCCCAAATGATTTCTACAGGAGATTTCATCTTAGTTCCTTTCCGTAAACGGTTTTATTGTGCGAGCCGACAAGAAAAGTTCTACATCGGAACGTTTGTATCTAATGGCAGAGGCATTACTCCCACCAAACTTTACATAGCGAGGGCCCATGTTGCGGCTACGCCACTTCTGTAATGTGTTAAGCGACACACCACACATCTCAGCAACCTTGGCTGAGACAAGCATCTCTTCGTTAGATTCTGACAACTACACTCCAACTCTTGCCATCATCCATAGAGATAGCAGATTCTGTTTGAACACCATCAACCTCAGTAGTGCGATTGATTAGCACACTATCAAGGACAGCCGCATCATTAATGAAGTTGCCCTTGTAAGCCCGCATGAACTCTTCGTCAGCGACCATGTAGTTGTCGGTGTCCTTGACTACATAGAACTTGTGAACACTGTATTTAATAAGGTTTGTCATCGTCGTATATCTCCATCATCTGTTCTTTCCATTTCTCATAGTCATCATCGCAATGACATGAAACTTTACCGTGACAAATGTCACACACTTCATCTTCAACATCGTCGAAGTCGTCCCAACTAGCCTCCTGCATACTGAACCTCCCAAGGGGTAAGGTCTACATCATTAACCACATCAGCAGCATAGGCGAAACGCTCAGATTCTGGCAAACCAGCAATGAACTCGAGTTGTTTAGTCGTCACCTGTTTAGGTGACATTATGATAACAGTGCCTACGGAATATTCGCCTGACTCAGCGACCCAGACACCATTGATTGTTACATGAATTGGCATAGCCATTATTTTATCTCCTTAGGTTCATCGAAGTAACCAATACTAGTGATCAACTCGAACGCATCAGTAACAACGCCATCTGTGCGATAATTCTTCCACAATTCCATAGCCTCATCCTCAGTCTCAGCAGTAATAGTCCACTCAGACCTCTCAGAAAAGAGAAATTCTTTTTTCTCAGCCATTAGATAACCTCAATTACTTTCTTTATAGCCAACAACTTTACTAAGTCCTCAAGCATGTGAAGTTTACCAAAGTGGTATGACACATCATCAAGGTGCTCAAGATTAACCAACTCTTCAGGTTTGAAACCTAAAGTTCCAAGCCGAAAAGTTGTATGTCGAATCAATGCCTCAAGTTGAATCTGCCACACAGCCTCATCGAACTGTGCCTGAATCTTAGGAATGTTACTTTCGCTCATTTACTATCTCCTCTAACATATCGCCGGCTTTATTCCAATCATTCGGATCAGGATTAGTCTCACCCTCACCAAAGAAAATAGACCACACAAGGGCCTGGGCACTTAAATCATCCACAAATACACTCCTTAAGCAATAATTGGCTATTCCAGCCAGCGGGATAAAAAGAATGGTTGAGTGCGAGGGAGAAAGGGGGAAACGACCTCGCACTCAACCAAAACCCTACCAAGGAAACAGGGGGGAAAACCTGGTAGGGGACCTAACAGCAAAATCACCACAAAAAAACTGTTAGGAAGAAAACCCTAGAGCCGCTGGAGTTGCGTGGAGGCTCGACCCTAGGGGAAATACTAGAACAACTCACATGAAGAATCTTGAGCCTTAGCAGACTTCATGTCACTAAACAATTCACCAGACTCAAGCACAATGCCATAGTCCATAAGGATGTAGTCCTCAACCCATTCATCGAAACAGTTAAGGTCATCCTCATAGTCCTCATACTTACTAGCACTGTAGTAAGCATACTGGGCTTGAGTGAGGTCAGTAGTCATAACACCTGACCTACGATACGCTATGTAATAGGCAGGTTTACCAGTAACCTCAGCACCCAAGAAGTCAAACTTCTTAGGTTCATTAGTAGCCTTTTCTATCGCATAGTTCCAATAGTCGTCATCGTAGAAATCCTTGCCATCACTATAGGCACTATAACCGTAGTCATACGAGTCATACCAACGATTACCAGTAGCCTTAGGGGCATACTCGTAAGGGGTAGAACCCTTAGCACCAGCAGTCTGGTGACGGTAGTAACCATAGTCGTAACTGGCACTGACAGCAGTCGAACGGTTAAGTTTAGACATCTCCTGAATAACACCAGCAGTAACTTGGATGTAAGTGTATTCGTCAACAGTAGTCATCATGTCAGGCATGAGGTCCAACTGCTCAAGCACACGCCACAGCAAGGCTTCAGTAGAGGCAAACACAAACGAACCGTCCTCAAGTTGACAGATAGTCATAGGTGAATGTTCTAGACGAGCCATACGCAACACGCCAGGGTCATCATCACGCAACCATGCTATCGCTGCGTCACCATCCAGTTCACGCAGACCCTCAAGGTCGTGATTGTGTTGCTCAATAAGAGCAGGGATAACAGCAGTGTCAACCTCAAACTTGATACGATCCGCTAATAGCGTTCGCACATGGTTGTGGTTGTAGATAACACCGTTGTGAACTAGAGCAATGTTCTTACTAGGTGACAGCACAGGGTGGTTGTTACGGTTATCCGTAGTAGACCCATGAGTCGCTAACCTGGTATGGACGATTGCTGTATGAACATTCTTGGGAACTGACTTGAGCGGTAATCCACTCCCGGGGGTCGCCGCCTTGTAATGACCGCGAGCATTGTCAGCATGCCAAGCAATACCGCTTGCCATGTAACCTCGGTCCTCCAATGCTGTAAGCAACGCATTGCCTAAAGCACGAGGATTAATCTTTGACTGTTTACTAAGGCTAAAGCCTCCAATACCACACATAGTGATACCTCCTATTTAGTTAGTGTAAGGGTGTGGGTGGATGAGGGGGCATCAAACCCACACCCTTACAAGGTTTTACCGATTAAGCCTCAACAAGTTCAGTGTCGTTCAGCACATTCGCTAGAGCGACAATCTCCTTGTCAGGGCTCTCTGATGGCAACTCAGAACCGTATTGTCTAAGCACACCAATAACATCAGCCATAGAGCGAACGGAAGACCATACGCTAGATGGCAGATCGAGACGGGCAACATTGACCATCTCACGACAGAACCACGCCCACTTAACTAAGTGGTTGTAGTTATACTGAGGACCCATCACTCGGAACTCAATAGTCCCATGAGCAGTAAGGCTCATCAGGTTGAGGTCACGATAACGGTCATCAGGTTGATAATACGCCGCCTGAACAATGTCAGTAGGCGTAAGCGACTGGTTGTTACCGTAACGGTCAGTCAACTCGCCACGCATGGTTTTGCGGACAGCAGACAACCAATACTGAAGATTCTCTGACGAGACATCCTTACAGTAACCGCGAGTCTCACGATACGAGATAGGCTCGAGGAACGGTGACACCAGTGAATAGGCACGAACTAGACGACCAACATCCATAATAGACAGGTCATCAGCACCAACATGGACATGGATACCAGGAGACGAGTTCTTAGGAGCATGCTCCAAAGGACCACACAACTGGTTAAGACCATCACTGTGGAAGTGTGACAGGATAGGCGACACGTATTCCATACATGAAGACTCGTCCTCACAATTCTCGTGATAACCGTCATAACAGTCAGAACAGTCACAATCGCAACCCTCACCGTCAATAGACTCTAATGAGCCATCAGGTTTGGCTTCCCACCCGCGGGGGCGGCTAACTCGTTGAGCCTGAACAGTCTCAACCTCAATACCCCAAGTTCTGGAAGTATTAGTGCCCTTTTCAGGAATAGGAATCAGCGAATCCCAAGACTGGGTAACCTCAGCAGGGAACACATTACGAGCCATCTGGTTCTTAATGTCACCCCAAAAGGTAGTGAACTTATCACGAGACACAGCCTTAGCAAGACTCTTAGCATTACTATCAGCACGAGACTGCTCAAGGAGTAAATCGTTACGAGCCTCACGAACAGCACTATGCGACAACTTAATGTGCTTAGACATGAACTGTTTAGTTCTGGCAAGACCAGCAACAGTTTCAATACCAACACCATCAAGCATACGAATAGTAGTGCCAACCTGATAGGCAGCATGAGTGAACGCCTCACTGTTCAACACAGAAGAACGAGCACGCTTATACGCCTCAGCCAGGTTACCCTCGAACGCAGGCTTGTAAGCATCTACAATAGTCCAACGACTCTCGTAACTAGGGTGAGGTTCAAGAACATTACCCATGTGCTCAAGCACAGTAGCCCGATTGATGACAGCCATAGACTCACCAATAGAGGCAAGGTTAAGAGGCAAGGACAAGCCCGAATTCTTAACAATAACCCTATCTTCTGAACCTGCTAACCCGTCAACAATAATCTTACGAAGATTGTCAACAACATACTGAGTCAGTTTAGCCGTAGCCATAACATACTTGGCATAGGCTGTAGCAGATGCTGTGTCACTGAACACCTCAATCTGGTGAGCGGTAGGAACAACAAGAGACTTGCTGTAACTCTCCAACATACCAGAACGGCGACAGTCAAGCACATGCTCACTGATCCAACGGGTTAACTGCTGCTCATCTTTGGTAACAACAACGTCTGTTTCAACAAACATCTGTTAATCAACTCCAATGACTAGCAAATTCCATCCGACCGGTCGGCCGCATGGTGTGCTACACACAAACACACAAAAGCGTGTGAGTGTGTGTAACAACATGAAAGGCAGAACCACCGCCAACCACACCAAAAAGTGTGACAGCAGGGGTGCTACCTAACACATCGTCACGACATAGCAATACGCAAGCGTAAGAGCATGACATAACGATACTACCTGTGGATAACTCATACCTTCTAAATAGAGTTATCCACAAGTAATAAGGCTATGTAACCCGCTAAAATACTGGGGATACGCCTAAAGTGACAGCAGTGACAGCGATTTACCAAACTTTTCCAATGCTCAGTATATAGACCCATAATCAGGGCATTCTATACAAACTTTTTCTAAAATGGCAAAACGCTGTCACTACTACCCATATATACCGATGGATACCGATAGATACAGTTATGTCGTCACGACATAACGGTAAAGACTGTGGATAACGCTGTCACACCGCTGTCACTAATTCCGACAAACAGGCTAACAACCATCACCACCAAAATAGCAAACAACAACAGGTAACCAACAATAGCAAAGGCAATAATCCTACGCCACAAGATCCATTCCCAAGGAATCTCCCGCTGCTCCGCATCCAAAGACGCCATCTTAGCCATTAGTTAGTAACAGCCAACTCGAACAAAGCGTCATAACCCGCTTCAACCATTGCTTTAGCAGTAAGGTCTGCCAACTCCAACTTGGTCATAACAACCAACCTCTCTCGTAACTCAAATGAACAGGCGAAACACCCGACACAAAAACAACGGTCAACCAAAATTTAACGTGCTACGCAAACAATGACCTTTTTTTGTGTCGTGTGAGTCAATTTATTAGGCGGAACCACCGTTAATTTCCCGCCGGGGGGGTGGGGGTGGTCCTGCTGTGTGTGTGTGTGTGTCTGTGGCGTGTCCTGTGAGGATTGGCACCATAGGCGATACACATGATAACAACATGCGAACATGTTCTTCTCATTAGGTTAGGCGGAACGCCCGCCACCGTAGGATAGAGCAATTAGTAGATTCCACTCGTTTCCTTCTATGCGAAGGGAAAAGCCCCCCCGGCCGAGGCCGGAGGGGCTAGGTGTTGGGGGGAGGTTGCCCTCCCCCCTGACCCTTACGCTACTAGAGCGGTGAGGTCTTGGCTCGCCGAGATTACTCGAGCGAACTTGCGGTCATCGAGGTCATCGAAGACTTCTCGAACCTCATCGAGCGACATGCCCGAGTAGAGGCACTCGACCAGGGTCAAGGCATCCGCCTCGGCAGGGGTCAAGTCGATCGACTTGAGAGCCTCGATGAGCGAGCCTCGCTCATCCTCGACCTCGAAGTGTCGAGCGATGAAGTCATCCTCGAGGTGAGTTGTTACCAACCCGAGGTGAGCCTCGACCGATGAACGGAAGCCGTAAGACTCACGCTCACTTGCCGATGCCTCGACCGATGCGGTGAAGATACCCTCGAAGGTTAGACCCTCGAGCATACGCTGAACCTGCTTGATGCCCTCACGCTTTACACGCTTGACCTCACGCTGAACCTCGCCAATGGTGAACGATGCGTTCATGCCATAGGCATCGGTTAGCCCCTTGAGCGAGGCGAAAGTGTCTGCCAACTTGGCGACCTTTTCGACCTTGCTCGAGGTGTCCAACTTGCGAGCGTATACCTTGCCCGACTTGGCGACCTCGATGTTCCAACGGGTGAACTCTCGAGCCTCGAGAGCATCCTCGAAGTCGTTGAGAGAGCGAGCCGATAGTGCTCGGCGGATAGCCTCCGCCTCACCTGCTGGCACTGCTCGGGTCGAGAGTAGAGCGTGCCCTACTGCTCGAGCCCATGCTCGAACGACTGCCAACTGAACGATGTCTGCTGGTGAGTAGCCCGCCAAACCGAGGTTAATGCCTCCCTGTCGCTGGCTCGCTTCCTCGATGCGAACTAGTCGCTCGAAGTTTACGAACTCGAACTCTCGAGCAAACACTGCCGAGGTGTAACGGCGGTGAGAGTCAAGCAACCTCAACGCCTCGAGAGCCTCGAGGTTATCGGCAGAAGCCGATGCCTCGATGACTGAACGCAAGCCTCGACCCTCGAAGCCTTGAGCCGAAGCCCAAGCCTCGAAGCCTAGAGGCTTAGCCCAAGCGATGGCTTCAGCGTAATCACGCTTAGCCAATGCCTCGACCGAGGCACGTTGTGCCTTAATGACCGAGGCACGTTGTGCCTTAGCCGTAACTGCCTTAACGCCCTTAGCGTTAATCGCCAAAGCCGAAGCCTTAGCACTATTTGCGAGGCGTAGAGCCTTGCCATCAATCTTGCGTGAACGCATGACTGACCCCTTTCGGTTATGTGTGAGCGTTGCGAGATTACGCATACGCCACCGCTCGGCACCCCGAAGCGGTTGATACCAGTCAAGTCGAAAACGCCAAACTTGGGGGACCAAAAACAAAATACCCCCTCAAGCCCCCTGCCAAGCGGAACTACGGCATGTTGTCCCCCCCGCTGGATCTCGCATATAGAAACCATGTTGGTGCTAGTGCCAGGTCATTTTTTCATGCGTATCATAACCCGCACACTTTTTGTAGCCTATTGCTATTTGCGTAGCATGTTTGTATACTGGTGTTATGCCTAATTATGAAACTCATCCTTTGCGAGTGATTCGCCGTCGCCATGGTTTGGAGATGAAGGAACTTGCCCGGTTGGCGGGTGTGTCTCGTGCTACTGTTTCTCAGATTGAGGAGGGTAGGACGAAGAAGCCTAATGATCGTGTGATTGCGGTGTTGGCTCGTTTGTCTGGTGAGGATCCTGCTGCTTTGTTGGCTAGGGTTTTGTCGTGGACTGGGCAGCAGTTTGAGGATTTGGTGCCTCGGCGTGCTATGACTGCGTTGCAGTTGCCGCCTGAGGCGTTGAGGGATTTGTATCCTTCGTTTGCTGCTTGGCGTGCTGAGTTTGCGGATAATCCTACTCGTTTTGCGTCTTTCCTTAGGATTAACCGTTTGACGGTGGCTAAGTATGAGCGTGGGGGGTTTCTTGGGGGTATGCCTGATTCTTTGGTTCGTGCCTTGGTTGCTCGTTTGGGTGTGTCTGAGGATTATTTGTTAGCGATTGAGGAGTTGCCTGTTGGTTAAGTTTGATGATGATGTTATTGCGACTTTCTTGGAGTGTCAGGAGATGTTGTTGAAGAAGCATCGTGATTATGGTCCGAAGAATATTTCTCAGTCTCCTGGTGGTCCGTTGAATGGGTTGCGTGTGCGTATGCATGACAAGATGGCTCGTATCAATAATTTGATTGATTCTGGGGCTACTCCTGAGAATGAGAGTCTTAAGGATTCTTTCCTTGATTTGGCTAACTATTCTGTTATTGCCATGTTAGTTCTTGATGGTAAGTGGCCTAATGAGTGATTTGGAGAAATCGAAGCCTAACATGGAGGTGTATGGGCGGACTAATTCTAAGGCTTTGCGTAAGCCTAAGGAGCAGTTGCTTTTTGAACGGGCGATTAATGCTGCTTGGTTGGCTCATCAGCGTGGGTTCCCTATTGAGGTTCAGACGGTTTATGACCAGGATCGTTCGCTTGAGGTTCCTTTTCTAACCGAGTTGTTGACTTCGCCTAAGTTTAAAACGGCGTTGGAGGCTCGTGGTATTCCTGTAGAGACTCCGGTGGGTATTACTGCGGAGCAGGCGTATGCGTTGACTGTAATGACTGACCAGTCGTTGAGCATGGACCCGTTTCAGCGTTTGAAGAAGTTGGGTATTTCGTGGGCTCAGTGGCAGGGTTGGTTGAAGCAACCGATGTTTGCCAGGATCTACGGTAAGACTTCAGAAGATCTTCTGAGGTCGTCTGTGCCTGCTGCTTTGACTGCTTTGGCTGCTCGTGCTCAGGCTGGTAATAATGATGCTATTAAATATCTATTGGCTATTACGGGCTATTATGACCCGTCTGCTAAGTCTCAGAACGCTGAGTATGATCGTGTTATCTCTGCTATGATTGATGCTGTAGAGCGAAATGTTGAAGATCCTGAGGCTTTGAAGAAGATTAGTTCCGCTGTGTCGGAGGCTGCTTCTAAGTGGAATGTTCCTTTGGCAATTGATGCTGAAATTGTCGAGGATTAATAGATTGGTTGGTTATGCCTACTTCTGGTGATTTTCCGTTACAGTTGTCACTTCCTGCGGGAACTGACCCTGTAGACATTTCTGTATTGAACGCTAACTTTGAGACGATCAACGACTATGCGGCAAGTAATGACGCAAACATTACTGCTATTACTGCTAACGGTTGGGTTACTAATGACCGTGTAACTAGCATTACTCCTAACAAGTTGGCTCCTGGGACTGTTCCTTCGGGTGTTGTTGTTGAGTATGTTGCCGGTGAACGTGTTTATATTCAGCAGACTGAACCTACTACGACTGGTTGGAACTCTGCTAATGCTGGGACTCTTTGGATTAGTTGGTAGTCTAAATGACTCAATGGTCTGATGCGTTTAGCACAGGTAAAGCAACTCTTTATCTAACTGTTACTGAAACGTCTATTGACGCTCCAACAAATACGTCGGTTGTATCGTTTACTCTTAGTGCCACAGGTAACAACGCTTCTTACAACTTAAACTCTGGTTCAACTTGGTCCATTAGTATTAATGGAACTCCTTATTCGGGGTCTTGGACTTACGACTTCCGTGCTGACAACACTAAGACGATAAAAGCCACAACCACACAATCGGTTGTTCATGATGCAGATGGCTCTAAAACAATTACTGTTTCTGCAACTGCTTATGGACTTAGCACTATTGGCACAGCAACAATTACTGCAAAATCGCTTGTTTTAACAAACCATACCCGTGTTCCAAACGCTCCTGCAGCACCAACTCTTGCACTTAACTCGGCTAACCCAATGGCGATTGACATTACGTCAGCAATTCCTGCTGACTTGTCTCCTGCAGGTCCAGCACTTGATGACTACAACTATCAATATTCGACTGATAACGCCACCTGGTCTGGTGCCCAGGGTATGGGCACTGATCGCACTGAGACATTCACCTCAACCACGCCGGGTCTCTACTATATTCAGACACGTGCTCATTCGAGCGAAGGTTGGGGTGGATGGTCTTCTAGTTCTTCCATTACTACGTTTAGTGGAGGAAAGGTATGGAATGGCACTACGTTCGTTCCTGGGACCGCTAAGGTATGGAACGGCACCGCTTGGGTTATTGCAGTTGTGAAGGTTTGGAATGGGTCCGCATGGACCAATGCGAAATAACCTAACATTTGTGATAGACTCGATCTTGAAAAAAATTTTTACCTTGAAAGGTATCACATATGCAAGATCTTGCTTGGACTCCAGTTCACCGTGCACAACCAATCAAACTAAATCTTAATAAGAATCCTCGTCCGAAGAGTGGTGGTTGGCGGGTAGCCGTAGCACTCCCAGACCCACAGATTGGCTATCGCCAACTGGGTAAAAAACTAGATCCTTTCCATGATGAAAAAGCAATGAATGTTGCACTTCAGATCACTGAGTGGTTAGCGAAGAATGACCGAGTTGATGAGGTTGTGAACCTTGGTGATTTCATTGACCTCCCTGCACAGGGCAGATTCGAGCAAGAGGCAGCGTTCGCTTTCACTACTCAGCATGCCCTGGATCGTGGATATAAGTTCCTACAAGAGCAGCGTGCGGCTGCAGGTGCACATGCAAAGATTGTTCTTATCGAAGGTAACCATGACCGACGCATGGAGAAGTTCATTGTGTCGAATGCCGCGAGTGCTTTTGGACTTAAACGAGCAGACACAGACGAACTGCCTGTAATGTCTTTGCCATACCTTTTGAGACTAGACGAGTTGAAAGTTGAATACATTGATGCCTACCCAGCCGGAGCCTACTGGCTCAATAACAACCTCAGGGCAGTCCATGGAACCAAAGTTCGTTCTAATGGGTCGACTGCGGCAGCCTACACGAATGCTGACCCGCACATCTCAACGATCTTCGGTCATGTTCACCGACAGGAACTCCAGTCCAAAACAGTCTTCGACAGACTCGGACCAATCAAGTCAGTAGCAGTTTCGCCTGGTTGTTTGTGCCGTGTTGACGGTGCTGTGCCTTCTGTGAATGGTTCTACAAAGATTGATGGTTCGCCTGAGACTTATTGGGAGAACTGGCAGCAGGGTATCGCTGTGATTCATTACAAGAAGACTGGGGAGTTTTTTACAGACCTTGTGCAGATTAATAACGGTAAAGCCGTGTTCCGTGGCAAGGAATTCGTAGCCAAGTTGTGATAAACTTTCTTCATGGCTGAAGAAAACTCTCACGTTCGTATTACGAACACAATGATGTATCAGAAATTGATGGACATCAATGAGAATCAGATTACCATGATGGCTGAGTTGAAACACCTATCCACGCTACCTGAGAGGGTCAGGCATGTTGAGTCTGGGCTTGACAGATTGAAGTGGATTGAAAAAATTGCTTATGCTGGTTTGGGTTCTGGTCTTGGGTCTATAATTGTTTTAGTTATTAAATCTATTTCAGGAGTTTAAAATGCGTCCATCAGAAAGCGGCTCGCCAACTAAAAAGGCTGCCCCGGCACTTCCTAAGACCCTTGGTGGTCCAATTGCTGACGCCATCCGTCAGAAGGTTAAGTCTGGCCTCAACATTCCAGGCAAGGTAACTAAAGACCGTGTTGAGCGTAGTGCACGTTACGGTAAAGATGCTGTTGAGCGTGGATCTAACACTACTGGTGGTGGCAAGCCTAACCTAGGTCCTCGCCCTACTGTAGGTAAGGTTGCTCCTGAGCAAACTCCTCGTAAGCCTGTTTATGGCAAGGATGCTGTTGAGCGTGGATCTAACACTACTGGTGGCGGTAAGCCTACCCCTAAGGTTGGACCATTTAACTCTTCTCCTGATCGCATTGATAAGTCAGGTAAGGGTCCAGTTCCTAATGCTGGCCGTAACCCTGACCGTCTAACCCCAAAGGGCCCAGGAAAGCCTGACCCAGTTCCAGGTCCTGGTAAGCGTCCAGTAAAGCCTGCACCAACCCCTACGGTTTACCGTGCTAAGAAGGGTGACGGTCTATGGCAGGTTGCGGAGAAGACTGTTCCTGCTGGAACTAGCACTTCCGCATGGTGGGCGAAGATCAAGAAGTTGAACAGCACTAACGGCAAGGTGAACCGCACCTACACCGGAACTGGTGTCAAACTTCCGAAGGGATAACATGTCTGCACCTCATCCTATCCTTGTTAAAAAGGGTATTGAGCCTGGAACTGCTGCAGCACTTATTGCTGTAGCCCAGTTCTACGTTGACCAGAAGTATACGGAGAAACCTAAGAACAGTAACCATACCTTGTTTGGTGCTTGGTATGGCGTTCAGACCGCTTGGTGTGCAATGTTTGTTTCTTACTGCCTAAACCACTCTGGTAACGGTAAGACCATTAACGGTGCACAGTCTAAGAAGGGCTACGCACTGTGCTCTAAGGGTATTGCTTGGTTTAAGAAGAAGAAGGCTTGGCTTCCAGTTATTAAGGCTAAGCCTGGTGACATTGCGTTCTTCGACTGGGATCACAACCACAGCCCAGACCACACGGGTATCGTCGTGAAGGTTGATACTAAGCGTAAGCGTGTGCTAACTATTGAAGGTAACACTGGTCGTTCTGACTTGTCTAATGGCGGTGCTGTTTTGAAGCAGTGGCGTAACATGTCAGTCATCATTGGTGTTGGTCGTCCAGCATACACCCCTGTAGCGGCTCCTGTAGCCCCTGTAACCACTCCACCTGTAATCACTCCAGTCGAGGTAGCAAAACCTGCCCTTGACCCTGCTGTGGCTGCTTTGGTGGCTAAACTCGAGGCTAACCCTAAGGTAGGTCCAGATGTCGTTTAAAGAGCGTATTACAGCGGTTGTAGAGGTTCTTACTGAACTTCTATGGCGTGGTTGGGGTATTTTCCTCTACATTATTGGTGGTTCAGGCACTATGGGTGCCATTATTACTGGTAAATGGTTTGATGGTATCTTGATCACTTGGGGCACTTTGATGCTTGGTGTTATTGGTGCTGTCGGTTATGCCATTGGTATTACTGGCAAAGCAAGTAAGGAAACTGTTGCTAAAGCCGCTCAGGACACTATCCAGAAACTTGAAGAGCGTAAGGATAAGTAATGCCTAAGAGCATAGATAGCCTGAGTGTCGGTTCAGTTGGTGCTGGTGGTCGTTCACCTGGCACTGGCTCCGACATGGGTATGAGACGCCCTCCTTCTCGCTCTAGTGCTGCTGATAAGAAAAAGGCTGCATTTGGAAAGTCAATTAAGAAGGCTAAGGGTGCACTAGGTTTAAGTGCTGCTGCTGGAGTTGTGTCTATTGCTACTAAAGCATCTGAAAAACCTTACCTCGATGCCCCTGAGCGTAAGGGTGCTGCACTCAAAAAGAAATTTTATGAGATCAGCAACGACTGGGAAAACAGTAATGGTAACAGTCCTGCCCAGCAAGAACTTGAAGATAAACTCAAGAAGGTCAAAGAAAACCTAAGGAATAAATAATGGCACTATCGAAACCTCGTGATCCACGTCCGATGAAAGACGAGAATGACTCTTACCTTAAGCCTGGGCAGAAGGATGAGAACGACTCTTATGTTGGCACTATGCCAGTGAAGCCTATGCGACCTGGTAATCAGAACGCTAAAGATAAGATGAAGATGCAATACGAGAAAATGGCTTCAGACAAATCTACTAAAGACGTTAAGAAGAACGCCCTAAAGAAGGCCCTTGGAGACATGCGGAACACTTCTGGTATGGTTAAGAAGCAGATGGGCATGAGCAGTGCATCATCTCCTTTGAAAAGGGCTTTTAGCGATATGCAGAATACTCCTAGCATGGCTAAGAAGAAGATGGGTAAATAATTATGCCTGGTAAACCAATCCCTATGCCTACACCTAAGCCACCTAAGAAGGACAAGAAGAGCGAACCTGTTCGCATGCCTATGCTTAAGTCTAAGTCTTCTAGCAAGATGAAGCCTGTCACTATGCCTTCTGTAACTCCTGAAAAAATTAAACAGATTGAGTCGAACCGCAAGAAGTCTGCTTTGAAGAAATCATTGCTTGGTTCTAGACCTAAGTCTGGCTTAGACAACACTTGGATGTAACCTGATTTAAAGGAAAACCCGCCCTGTAGGAAGACATGGGGCGGGTTTTCTATTTACTTAACCGCTGGGTTAAGATCCTGTAGTTTGGCTAGGACCTCTGATACACCTTTTTGGCGGATGTCGAGGGTTTGCCTATCTTTGAGCCGTAAACCCGTTATCCAGTTGATAATGTTATCCCACTTGGCTTTGTCTACTTGCTCTTTGCTTTTTCCATCCCAGGCTGCTTTTAGTGCAATCTCTGGGAAGAGGCTTGCAACAAATGTGTGCTGTGGTCCCCAACCAATACGAGATAGTGCATCTTCTACAGTTAGCGGGATGAAGTCTTTGGTGATGCTTCCACCAGACATTAGTTTTGTTCCGCCCTGAGTTTTAAACTCGTTAGAGTCTACGAACAAAGATAGTAGCAGTGGCTGAGAACTGTTTACAAACTTGTTGTAAGTGTTCATTGTTACGTTCACTGCTTGCACTCCTGGCGAGTCATAAGAGTTAAAACGCAGACCTGACAACCATCCTGAAGTTCCTAGAAGGTCAGTTACAGGGTTCGAGATGGTGAATGTGCGAAGTTCACCTGTTACTGGGTCACGGAAGGTTGGGTCCATGTTGCCTTGTAGGTAACTTGGGGTTGGTCCGGCTGGGTCAAAGTCACCGAACTGGCTTAGACCTGCACCCTGTGACTGCATCATTGCATACTGTAGTTTTGCTCCAGTTAGGATTGCTCCTGGCTTGTCTAGTAGGTCCATTAGGATCCAGCCTAGAGTTTTTGCTCGCCAGGTGTAGAATAGGGTTAGTTGGCGGGTGTATTTCTGGTTGAAAGTGCTTAGACCTTGCAATTGTGGGTGCACGCGGTTCACTTCTTTCATAGCGAAACGGGCTCCGTCTTCAAGAGACTTCCAGTTACTCTTCATCATCATATCGATGAATAAGGTTGCTCGTAGACGGTCGTCTCGGGCACCGGCCGCATCACCTAGTTTGCGAGTGGTTTTGTCCCAAATGTTTTCCTTCTTAAGTTTCTTAATGCCGTCACCAATTTCACCTAGCATGTCTAGGTCTCGTGACTGGGCACGTGGAACGTGTCCGCCGAACTTGTTGAAGAGTTGGTAAAGATCTCCATAACTTATGGCTATGTCTTTACCTTTTAGGCGAATTAGAACGCTTGTTCCCTTGACTGGGTCGTTCTCTGGGCGGATTGTGATCTTGTTTTTTGGCTGTTTTGCAATGTATTCTGCTACTAGAGCCTCAGTTCGGGTTAGGTCGTAACCGTCTTTTTCTATTTTTACGCCGCCAGTTTTGAGCATTTTTACTGCACGTGGCATGGTTAGTGGACTATGAACACCCTTTATATAGTTGGTAATCCATCCACCAACCTCGTTCTGAACCCAGTTCTTTGCGGTCAGCAAGGTCATGTTCTGCTTTGCCAGGTTCTGTAGTGGCTGGATTGCTAGTAGTCCACGCTCGAGAACACCAGTTCTTTGCATGTTCTTAATCTCAGTTAGGAACTTAGAGAAGTCTCCTAGTTCTTGTGCGATGAACTCTGGGTAGTAGTAAGAGTCGGTTGGCATGAAGTGGATTAGTTCGTTGCCTTGTCCAGGGTATTTGATGGACTTGATTTTTACATATCCTGCAGCCTTTGCTGCTGCAGCGTTTGCAAAGGTGTCTAGTGGGACACCGTAAGCGTCAGTAATGTTTGCTGCTGCTAGTGGCACCTTGTTGGCACGGTATAGGGCTGCGTTTAGTCCTACAACGGCTTCTAGTGGGTTGTCGATCTCCCATTCAGTCCATTGGCGTGATAGGTCGTTGGCACTGGCTGCACGACGGAATCCGAAAGCGTCTTTAACCTTTGTGTAGGTAGTTTCGCCAGTCAGGTCGTTGATCTTAATCATGTCTTTGTATTGACCGACACCTAGTTCCATAATGTTTCGGTTAATCCAGTCAGCATTGTGTCCTGATAGGTTGATTGCGGAGTTCTTTCCGCCACCTACTACTGGGCTCCATAGAGCCCATAGGTCACGGACAGCCTTTTGTAGCATTGCATCTGCAGGACCGTTGGTTGTTCCAGCAATAGCGTCTTCAAGGATTTTCAGGTCTTCGACAAGTTTTCCGTATTCTTCCAGGGTAGATACTTGCTTACCTAATGCTTTTGCTTTTTCGGCTAATTGGACTAGGTTATCTAATGCTGTAGTTGCTTTGATTAGGTCTTCTTCAGGCATTTTCTGAATAATCTTGAATGCTTCAGTTAGGTAGTTACGTCCAGATGACTGGATGATTGGTTCCCATTCTTGCTTGGTTAAGAGTGCGGTGTGCTCGAACTGGACGGCTAGGTCTTTTGCAGCCATTTCTGGTGCGTCAGCGAATGAGCGTAGGTTCTCCATACGGTGACTTGAGAATAGTGCACCCATAATTCGGTCTGCGAAGCGTAGTTTACCCATGATTTCTTGACGGTTAGCGGTCAAGTGTAGGGTTGCGTCGAATAGTAGTTCGTCGCTACCACCTGAGTCGATTACTGCCAAGCCTTTTTCGGCTAATAGGTCATGGAATAGTAGTTCGCCTGCGTCTTGCTGTGTTTCTACACGTGCACCGTTCATGCCTTGAATGTCAGCGATTGCTTGACCTTCATCAGATAGTTTGCTGACTTTCTGGGCTTCTTTGAGGATGATTGCTGAACCTGGGTCTATTCGGGCTGCAATCCAGGCACTGATGTCCATGCGGGCTAGTGCTTCTGCTTCTGCACTTAGTGGGTTGATTCCCAGCATTTTGTTAATTTCGTCTTGGACTTTTTTAACAGCGTCCATGTTTGCACCACTGTTTGACATGTCGCTGTCTAGTAGTTTGCGTAGGTTTTCCTTGACTGGTTCAGATACTGAGCCGGCTTTGTATTTGAGTATTTGAATTGCTTGTGCAGCGTTTGCTGTGTGAATGTCGAATAGGTGGCGAGCATTTGTTGGGTGTAGTAGGGTTGCTACTACTGTTCCTATTCGCTTTAGTGCCTGTTCACGGTCGTGAACTAGTAGGTTACCCATGCCTGATCCACGGTTTGTGTGTAGGATGTTGTTTCCCATTAGGTCTACCATCTCGTGCTCCATTGCATCGATTTGGATTTGGGTGAACCATTTTCCGTTCTCAAGCGAGTCCATAGCCTTGATAAGTAGACGGGCTGCTGGAACTATTGAAGTGATTGGGAGGCTCTCTCCGGCACCCTTCATGAATAGGTTGGCTACGTTGTCTATGCCAAGAACTTCCATGACATCGGCTTCTGAGATATAGGCTGCATAACTTAGTGCTCGTTTTTCTGAGGCACTTAGTTTTGCTAGGTCGCCCGCTCCGAGTAGCAGGTGTTCTCCGTGGGTGACGTTGATTGTGTTGCTTGAGAAGATTCCTCGAGCCTGAAGGTAGTAGTCTCGTAGGCGTAGGACACGAACTGCTGTTTCTGCCATCCACGCTGAGCGTAATGGGTGACCTTCTACCAAACCTCGGTTATCTGCCATTCCCTGAAGGTTTTTTATCAGAGTCTTCCAACCAGTGTAAAGAGTTTCTTTGTCAAAGTTCTCTTTAATTGCAAGACGTTGAGGCTGTAGTCCGTCTTTCTGCATCTGTGCAAAGACTTCTTTTGGCATGTCTGTGCGGTAGAGTCGACCCAGTGAGTCTTCTTCTAGGATTGATGCTGCAGACTTTTCAAAGAATTTTGCAAAACTTGTTCCACCTACGATACCTGCAAGTGGGACAAGTTCAGATAGTCCTTCTGCTTCTAAGCGTTGGATTTCTCCCAAGAACATGGCTGCCCACTGCTCGTGGTAGATCTCAGGGCTAGGTAGAGCCTCAACCATTGCCGATACATTGTCGCCATTAACCATAGAGACACGACGGATGTAGTCCATTTCCTTTGCGGCTTCAATTTCCTGGAACTTTAGTTTGCGACGGCTGTCACTTAGCAGTTTCATTACGTCAGTCTTGTTAGCAATGGTTGCTGCGTCTAGCATTTCTCGTGCACGAGTCACTCCTAGAGCGTCTAGGACCTGTAGAACCTGCTGTTCAGTAGGAACTGGCTTTCCAGTGGCAGGGTTAATGTCGCCGGGGAGTAGTCGGCTACGCTTGGTTGGGTAGTAACTGTCGATTAGTTCTTTGTAACTTGCGTATCCTCGACGACCGTCAACAGTTTTTGTCATGTTACTGATGTGGGTCATTGCACTTTCCCATTCAGCACGGTCAGTGATCGATAGAACTACCTTGTTTTTTAGCCAGTCTACGAATAGTTTAGGGTTTCCGCTTTCTAGGACACCTTCGAGGGACATTTTTCCGTCCCATTTAGCGTCAGCATACTTTACGCCTTCTTTTCTGATGGCAGTTTCGATGTTTGTGACGACTTTACTGAAGGTGTTTCGCTGTGAAGTGAGTAGGTCTTTGCCAAGTTTCTGTGTTTTAGTGCTTCTGGCGTAGATTGTGCCTTGCAGGCGGATGTCTACTTCACGCTCTGCTGGAACCATTTCGTGTGCATGCCAGAATCGGGCGTTAATTCCTGCGGCTACTCGGGCTGGGGATGAGTCGCTGAGTCCAACTTCTCTTTTAATCCATTTTGCTAGGACTTCTGGCTTAAGGCTGTCTGGGATTAGGTCTTGGATTTCTCGTTCAGCAATCTTCTTGAGTGCTGCACTCTTTGCCTTATCGTAGTTTAATCCGATTAGTTTAGTATTTAGTTTTGTTGAGATATCCTCGATAGAGTTTTTTACTTTCCCAACAGTTCGGTCTGCAGCATATTTACCGAAGTCTTTTGATGAGACAAAGTCGCCTGACTTTACAGTGTCCTGTGGTCCAAGTTTGGTTGTTTTACCGTTTACTCGACGGTAGACAGGTAGTTGTGCTCCGTCACGGTAAAGGTCCTGAATCCATTTAAGAACTTCTGCGTCGACTCGTAGTTCAGTGTTGGCAACTGCTTTTTCTGCTGCCGCTGCTGCTTCAGGGAATATTTCGCCATCCACAAACTTAGGGATTGGTCGGCTTCCTGCTGGTAGTTTACGGTTTGCTAAGAACTCTGATGGGCTGATCTCAATTTTACCGGCTTCCCAACCTGGGGTTGTTAGTCGAGCCGTAAGCATTTCATTGATTAGTCGGTCGTATTGGGCTTGAGCCATACCGTTTAGTTCGTCTTCAAACTTCTTTAGGGTTCGTCCAGACATTTTTGCACCGGTAGGTTTGACGCTGCTTGCTGTTCTAACTTCTACAGTGTGGAGTAGTCCTGGGGTGATGTATTCGGTCCAGGCTGAGTCTAGGGCTACCCTGGAAAGGATCTGAGCCTTTCCTCGTAGGGTTGCAATGTTGCCGATTGGGGCTTCTCCTCGGGATGCGAGAAGTTCGTCAATCTTTTGTGCGAATAGTCCACCGTCTAGGCTTGATGAGTGCTTTGATGCTGCATATAGGTGGCTCATGAATCCTGGGATGTGGCGTGGGATTAGTTCTCCAGCGTCATCTGCGAATACTTTTTTGAATGCTGGACGGCTAATGGCTCCAGCAATGGAGTCTCGTGTGCGAGTGATTGCTGTGTATAGTGGTGCGTGGATGTTGTGGATGTCGAATCCGTTGCTTGTTAACCATACAAGGCTTGACATTTGGTCTGCACGAACCTTTTCAAGGCTGGTTGTAGCGTATTCTAGTTCTTTTGCTGAGACTAGTTCGCTTCTAACCTTGCTGCTTTTCAGGGCTTGTTCCATGATCTGCATGACTTTTTCGTCACCCATACGGGCTACACTTGCAGCGGTTAGGGTTACAGTCTTTCCGCCAATGACAACGTCTACCTGCTTTTTAGCGATCTGTTCTTGGATTGTTCTGCGGGCTTTAATGAACTTCTGTGCACGAGCATTTGAGATTGTTTCTGAAATGTCGTCTAGGCTAATCTTTGTTTTTGCTTTAACGCCCAGTAGGTCTAGGTTTTCTTCAGGGAAGCCTAGTTTGGTTAGAATACGGCGTGTTTCCAGGTCGGTGATAGTTCCTGCAGCACTCTTCATGTGCCCGTATGCTAGACCCCTCAAAACGGTGATCTCGCCGTTGTCAGCGGCTTTTGCCTTAGCGGCAGCCTCTTTGGTGGTTGGCATGTTTAGAGAGCGTGGAACGCCTGCGTGTGCCGTTAGCGGGTTGTATCCTCTGTTCTTTAGTTCGTCCAGAAGGTAACGCATTTTGCTCGGACCTTCAAGGCGTAGGGCTGCGTAACGGATACGGGCGGCTAGTAGGGATGGCGAGATGCCTGCTTGGCGTAGTTTTTCACCGTCAAGGCTTGCAACGTGGTGTCCACCGTGCCCGTCTGCACGAGTTAGTCCTCGAACGGATAGCATGTTCTGCCAGTCGTTTTCTAGGTTTTTTGCATCCCAAAGTGGCGAAGGGTTTTTGCCCTGCCATTCCTTTTGCAAAGCGGCGATAAACCGCTGTTCATAGTTAGTCTTCTTAGGGGCTTCACCCTTAGCACCTTTAGCCTTCTTCTGCGTGGTTGTTGCAGCGGCTTCAGCGTCTTTTTTGCCATACTTGCGGGCACGGAAACCGATCGGTTGTGAGGTAGGTTCCCGTAGTTGGTCTAGGATTCTAGCGTTGCCTTTGTTTCTTGCAACGAAAGCATCCCATTCACCAAAAGCATCTCCACCAGACTTTGCCTGTGCGTGCATAGTGTCAGCAAGATTGTTTAGTTCATCTGCCATTTCGCGGTCAGATGCTGCTTGTGCCTTTGGGAAGATCTGGGTGCGTGCAGGGAAAGATGCGGCTAGTTGGTCTGCTACACGGACTGCTGCTTCTTCAGCGATTGTGATGCCTTTTTGTGCAGCGATTTCTTCTAGGTTTGCTACAGCCTGTCGACCGATGTTTGCTCGTAGAACATTGATGTTGTCTGACTTTACTAGGTCGTCAATGACTGGCTTAACATCATTGCGGAGGGCTTCAAGGATTCTGTCTTTAGCAGGTCCTTCTACACCCTTAGCCTTTAGTAGATCTTCTTGTTTCTTTAGAACGTCATCTAAAGCCCTGCCGCCGATTTCAATTACTGATTCTTCAGTAATATCGGTTCCGTGTAGTTTGCTTGCTACGTCGTCTACGATTCGTGTGCGGAAACCTGCAACGGTTGTGCGGGCGGCTAGGCGGGCGGCCGCCTGTCCGTGTGCTTCTTTGAAGCCTCGACCCATTTCTTTTAGGATATAGAGGGCTGGGTTGGTGTTTGCTACCGTGTAGTTTGGGGTGTTGATTGGTTCTTGGTTACCTACACGCTTGCGAAGTTTCTTGCCTGTAACTTTTTCTGCAGGGGCATAGAATGGGCGAGGTGCGTTTTTAGGGTTGGTTGCTATGAAGTCTGCGGCTTTACCTGACTGGCGGAACTTGGATACAGCACCAACACCACGTCCGAGACCTCTTACTGCTCCACCAATACCCATGGTTAGGTAAGTTGCTGGGTCTAGGAAAATGTCTAGGGCGGTTCCTACAGTGTTTTGGGTAGTCCAGTCACCTAGTGGGGTGCTTAGGTATGGGTCTTTGTTGTTTACCCAATCGCCTACAGGACCTTTGCCTACGCTACTGTTGCGAAAATCTTTGCTATCTAGTAGTTCAGTCCAACTATCGAGAACTTTACGGTTGTCGATAGGGTCGACCATTTTTTGGAAGTCTGGGATTACTGATGAGGCTAGACCTTTAAAGTTTCCCCATACGTGGTCTAAGATTCCTACGCCTGCTTCGGCTGCGATCTTCCCAAAGTCTTCAGCCTGGAATCCGTCTTGTAGTGCTTGGTCGATGTTATTTGCGTGCTGTAGGTCTGAGTATGCCCCGTTTAGGATTCCGCGACCTAGCCCTGTGAAGACACGGAATACGTAACCAATTGCCCCTAGCCCACCTTCAGCAACTTTACCTAGTAGGTCGTCTCCTGTGTTTGGTTGTTGAGTGTAGTCTAAACGACCTGAAGGCTGTCCAGAGTTTCCTGTGCGGGAGTAGCGTTGGACGTAGTCCATTACGTCGCCGTTTACTGGCCCACCAATGTATTTGCTTGCGGCAATAGAATACTTAGCGGTATTACCTGAACCAATGTAAGGCTTTGCAGCGTTAGAGGTTTTGGCTACCGGGCGGGTATAGTAATTGATGTCTGACATAATGCCTTCCTAAGAGACAATTATAGCAGTCTATTAGCCACCCATGTTGTTTCAAGGGGATGTTTTACCGTAGAAGCCGCCATAATCTGGGACTACAGCACCAGGCGTCAAACCAGTGTTCTGACCATACTTCATGACGAATGAGTCTAATCCGCGACCGCCCTCTAACTTAAAGTTCTCAACACCCAACTTGTATTGGTCAGTCATCATTGAGTGCCAGCCATTAGCATCTTGAGAGTAAATCTGCTTACCCGTATTAGGGTCTTTACCATTAAATGTTGATGGTGAACCATACTTAGCATCAGGAGTTATGTCGTAGAAGTCTGTTAGTTCTTGCTGAGCCTTAACATACTTGTTAGCCTGACCGCTAGATAGGCCAGCCTGATCCATAAGGGTTTTCTTAATCTTTGCAGTAGAAATACCCATAAGCAACTTACCTTCATCGGTAAGTTTACGCACAGCCTGGCGAGACTTCTCATTAGTAATAGCACCGTTAAGGTTGCTAATTGCACTATCGTAAGTCTGTTTCATGGCGGTAACCATCTGAGTTTCCTCATTACCTACAGCAGTCTTCATAGTGTTACCCTGCGTCATAGCAGTTCCCTTTTGGGAGTTTAGAAGACCCTGCCAGTTTTGGTTCTGTCCAAGGATTGAACCCATAGCCTCATTGAGACGATCGGTTGACTGGTAATCAGTAAGGACGTTCTCATTAGAGACACCTAGTTCTGCGGCGGCTTTTGCCCGTCGAGCATCCTGGTTACCCATTTCTGCTGATAGGCCTGAAACCATTTGGTTCGCACTATTAGCAGAGTTCTGGATACCAGTATCAAACGACTGACCAACTGCAGCGGTGTCGCTTTCAACATCTGCACTTAACTGCCCATACATGTTTTCAACATCTGCACGGTTAGTCTTGTAAAGTTTAGTCTTATCTTTTTTCTGTTGGTTTAACTGGCGGATTAGACCCCAGTTAGGTCCGCCGGTTAGGTAGGAGTAGTCGCTGTAGATGCGACTCTTTTGACCTAGGTAGTCAGTCCAAGGGTCAATTGCACCTGGTGTAGCAGCAGCAGTATTGTTTCGCTGAGTAAAGCCAGAGCGATCTAGGACATCATTTCCTGGTTTGGCAGGTGTTGCTTTTGTTCCACCAAATAAACCCTTGTAGGAGTCCATGGTTACACCAGTTCCAGAGAAGTTCATGTTTGAACCAGTCATTATTTGCTACCAATCTGATTTAGTTTTTTGCCAGCATCAGTATTGATGAACTGTTGGATAAGATCCCAAATGCCCTGGTTACGGGTCTGCTGGTCAGCCGTATCAGTCAACTGGTTAGTCTCAGTTAGTGACTTATACTTATTCATTTCGTCAATCTTAGCCTGGTTAGCGTCTGCTAGAACCTTGTTATCTGCCGCAAAATAGCCACCACTTCGTTGCATACCACGAGCAGCATAGTTGTTAGCAACACCCTTATAGGCTTCTAAAGCAGTTCTATCAATAAGGCCAGGGGCTTGCATGGTTCCAAGTGCTTCTTGAAGTTTAGTTTTAGCCTGGTTTTCTGTATAGTTACGAAGTGCACGATTGTTAGCAAGAGTGGTATCGTAACTGTTTACACCCATGGCTGACTGTAAATCTAGTTTGTAAGACTTTCCGTCAAACCCTTTGTAAGTTCCTGGCGTGCCCGTGCCCGACGACCCAGTGATACTAGGATCTGCCTTAATGGAATCAGCCATTAACTCTTCCCAATCTGTGATGTTGGCTTAGCAAACATGCGTGAATTATTTTTGTTCTGAACCCATTTTAGCATGGCTGAGTTCTTTGCACGCTGTTTTACTGAACGTTCTTTGTAACCTTCTTTATCAAGTTTCATACCAACATTTGGTCCTGATACACCGATACCATATTGTTTTGGTCCGGCAGCATACTTATTAAAACCGCTCATTATGCCACGTGTCCTATCGCCATTCGTCGTCCTGGTTGCATGTAAAGAACCAAACCATCAATGGTTGATGGTGAGGTATATTGGTCTCCTGTGTTCTCAAATGAAACTTCAAAGGTTGCCCGTTTGAAAGTTTGCTTGCCTGAGATCTTAACTACTAGCGGGACGGGGTTGTAGGTCTGTAGTCCGTTGATGAATACAGCGTCTGGTGCACCTTCAGGGTTCCAGGTTCTGGCTAAAAGGTCAACCCAGTCTTGTGATGCTAGTTGAGACCAGGTGGATACTGTTGTGTCTTTGTATTCAACTGGGGTTAGTGTTGCTTTTAGATAGCCTACGATTGTGCCAGCGAACTCCCAGCCAAATAGTCTTTTAAACTTGGTTGGCATACCCATGTCGTATGATGCTGTGCGGACGGTGCAAACGATTTGTTCCTGGTCTGCTCCGTATTCTAGTTTGATACGGAGAAAAGTTGGGGAGAAAGGCAGGGCTGTTCCGTCAGTTCGGGCTGCAGGAACAGCATAGGCTGTTAGCGGGGATCCTTCTGCAATGATTGTTCCGTATGGTGCTTCAAGTAGGTAGTAAGGAACCCGGTTACTTGTCCAAGTCGTCCAAGTCTTTGTCTCGGTGTTGTAACAGTATGTAATGCCAGAGAACCATACGAGTAAGTATGGACCTACTTTTGATAAGGCTGTTTTGACGTTCCAGGTTCCATCGCCTTTGAACTCTACTTTTTGGGTGTTGTTTAGTGGGTAGTAGTTGTATCCTGCGAAGTTGTATAGGGTTCCTGCGTATAGGACGGCGTAAGTGTTGTCTACTGGGACTACGCAGAACTCATTATCTACACCAATGCTTGAGGATAAGGATGTTAGTGAACCGTCTGTTGGTTCTGCTGAGGCCCCAAAGGCTAAACGCCAGGTTGAGTTGCTACGGAAGAGGAAGATTTCACCATTTCCTTCAAGCATTTTGATAAGGTTCTGCCCGTCACCTTCATTAACATCGATGAAGTTTTCTACTGGGAACTGGTCGATTGAGGTTCCTGCTGAGGCTGAGGTGATGTTGCTGTAGCGGATTGTTGAAGTGTTACCAATTGCTCGGCTTGAAAGGTAGATGCGACCCATAGTTGCTAAGATTTGGTTAGCGGCGGGCATAGCCGAAATAGTTGTGAACGTGTAAGTTCCTGAGACTTTCGACCAGTAACCGCCTGCACCATTAGTGCGGACAAGATAAAGCCTGTTCAGATAGGTTGTCATGTCTGCGGCACTATAAGCCCAAATTTCAGTGAAGGCTCCAGAACTTAGGTTGTATAGGTTAGTCTTTGTGTCTGTGGCTACAACCATAAAGGTTACGCCATCTTCGTTTCGGAAGTTTCCTAGTATCCTCATGCGACCAGTTCCTGATGCTGAGGTTCCTAATGAGAAGAACGCTGGGCGGCTGGTTAGTTTACCGCTTGGACCAATGACTACGTTGTTTGCGATTGATAGTTCGTTCTCTTCAATCATTGTAGGGTTACTGGCGTTATTTAGCCCACCAGTAAAATTAGATAAAACAACGCCGTCCCTGCTCATTATTCGTCCTCAGGTAGCACGTTCTTGGTAGGGTAAAAGTTGACATCAACAATGTTTTCTTGAGTCATGTGACGGTTCATTGAGTCACGGAAACGCTGATCTTGGTAAGACATTGCCTGCCAGTTCTCATCTAAACGGTAAGCCTGACCGAGAACATAGTCCATAACCTGGTTGTAGAAACGGTCTGGAACCTGAAGAGTTTGCTCGAGGCCAGTCAATGGTTGTGGATATGCAATGTAGTAAAGGTTTAGTCCACCGACTTTGTCTTCATTTGCAGAAGGGTAGATGTAGATGTCGCCGTCCCATTCATACCAAACCTTTGGGTCTCCTGTGGCTTCCATATCTGGGTCGTCAGCGTTAATGGTTTCCTGGGCAGCCTGGAAAGTAATAGCCTTTAGAGGAATGCCGTTATAGTGGATTCCCTGGATTTGATAGACAGGGCTATTAGAAGGTAAAGCGTATAGGGTTTGACCTTTAACAACATCCGTAGTTGCACTACCCTTTAGTGACTGGTTACTTGTGGCAATCTCTCGCTGTGCCGCATTAACCCAACGAAGTAGGTCCGCATTCTTTAGTTCGACTAGGGCTTCGTCACCGAAGATACGTTTAACGTCTTCGGCTACTTCATTTGCTGTGCGTGTGTATGATTCTCTAGGCATTTGGGTCGAACAGTAACTTTCCGTTATGGCGAGCGTAATTCATTGTCAATCCTAGTTTAGCAACATCTCGAGCAAGTTCACGGCGTTCAGAGAGCATTTCTTCTCTTTCTTTAATTTTCATGAACTCATGAGCAGCGTTAAGTGCTTGAACATCATCAATAGAACCACCTGACTGGGTGACATCTGCAGAGATAATGTCTGCCATAATGCGTTCGTCTAGTTCCCAGTCCGCATAGTTTTTAAGAACATAACGGTCTGTGGCCCCGTTTACTACGATTGAGTATGGCTTTTCTTTGTTGAACTGTGGGTGGCTTGGTTCAAGTTTACGGATGTAAATAGTAGGGTCATAGTCGGCTAGAACTCTTGCTAGTCGCTCACAACCTGTTGGAACATCTCTCATGCGATCGATTTCGCTGAAGTCAGAGATCATGCCTCTTTGTTTAAATAATTCAACAGCCATTTACTGCTCCTTGATAAGCCGAATGGGGCATAGGTTACGAGGATCACCTATGCCCCATACGGGGTTTACTTGGTTAGATACCTGAAGCGATACCCGAGATTACACCGTGAGTGTTACGACGGTAGGTCGACAACTCTGAGTAACTACGT